AAAAAATTATGTTAGTTCCAATTCTTTAGGATATTAACAAAGGATGAAATTATGACATTTAGAGGCTTAATCAATGAAGTATTAATAAGACTAAGAGAAGATACAATCAGTATCGACTGGTCTGGCGATATTAACGATAGTACAACTGTATCTGCTTATGAAAAGGTAATAGGTGCTTTAGTCAATGATGCAAAACGCCATGTCGAACAAAGACATGATTGGCTTAATCTTAGATCAACAGTAGATATTGCAACTGTAGATGGTACAAAGAATTATAATTTAAGTTCTGGTCAAGAGATCAAGATTATGGATGCAATCAATAATACTACTGGTATGCACCTTAGACAAGTTGGTAAAACATATATTAATACTGTTACATATCCCTCACAGGACACAGGAGAACCATTGTATTACGGATTTAATGGTAGTGATGCCTCTAATAACCTAAAAGTAGACCTCTCACCAGTTCCTACTACTGCTCATACCATATCATTTGATATTATTAAGTATCAAGATGACTTAGCCGAAGCTACTACAGTAATAAGTGTTCCAGAAAGACCTGTTATATTAGGTGCTTGGGCAAGAGCTATTGCAGAAAGAGGTGAAGATGGAGGCACACAGTCTAGTTTAATGGCTCAAGAGGCTAACGAGGCTTTGAAACAAGCGATTATGTTGGATAGTGGCAACACAAGGTATGAAACTGATTGGTATATTAACTAATGGCAAAACAAATTACATATCAACCTTTACCAGATTTTGGTTTAAATGGACTGAATACACAGAGCAATCCTGCGACCTTAGACCATACATGGCTGACTAAAGCAGAGAATGTGGTTTTAAGGGAGTCTGGTCGTATTACTTTTAGGAAGGGCTTGAAACAGAAAGTTGCTCCTAGTGGTACAGCGATAGGTTCTATGGTTGAACATAATGACCAAGGAACAAATAAGATATTTGCTAGTTATGGAACTTCCATATATACAGTAGATTTTACCTCACCTGCTTCAGCATTTCCTACTGGTGATGATGATACTAAACATACTGTAGGAAGTTCGACAGGTGATTGGCAGTTTGTAAATTTCAATAAAAGATTAAATGCTTTTCACGCTAGTATAGTACCACAGAGATATGATGGTTCATTGGGTTCTGGTGTGAAGTGGGCAGCTTATGATAATGCTCATAGACCATCCTCAGTATCATCTGGGGAATTTAAACCTAGTTGTGGTATGGGTTATTATGGTCGTATGTGGGTAGGTGGAGTTACAGAAGAAAAGGATGTTGTTTATTATTCAACCTTATTGGATAGTGATGACTTCAGAACTACCGCAGAAAATGGTGCTTCAAACGGAGGTTATATAGATTTAAAGACTGTATGGGGTACTGATGAGGTAGTGGCAATAGCACCCTATTTTGGTAAATTAGTTATATTTGGTAAGAATAACATAGCAATCTATGATAGTCCAGATGTAATTGCAAGTATAGCACTCAACGAGGTTATAAAGGGTGTAGGTCTGGTTTCAAGAGATACAGTAAAGGCTATTGGTGATGATTTGGTATTCCTTTCAAATACAGGATTACGCTCTTTTGCTCGTACAACCGAGAAAGACAAACTTCCTCTAACTGATCTAAGTGTCAATATCAAAGACACTCTTATAAGGAATATAAGTAATAGCACGAATGTCAAGAGTGTGTATGTAGAGAATGAGGGTATATATATTATGTCTTTTGTAGACAAGAATATAAATTATGTTTTTGACTTTAAGCATATAACACCCAATGAAGCACCAAGAGTAACCACTTGGACTTTTGACAATGATAGAGAACCTGCATCTATGATATATACAGATTTATATAGTGGTCTGCTTGTAGGACAGAAAGATGGAAGTATCGCTGGATATGAGCAATGGTATGATACTGATTTGGCAGGAGCATCCACTTATACAGATGCCTCCTATACATGGGGTATTGAAACAATATGGGTAAATCTAGGTGAATCTGTAGCAGCATCTCTATTAAAGAGATTATTTATGGTGTTGGAAGGTGGCTCTGGTGCGACAATGGGTATAAAGTGGTACAAGGATTTTAGTGTTACACCATCTACAACGACTTCTATAGTTCTGAATCCTGTAACAACTGGCACTACTTCTTTATGGGGTGCATCTTCGTCTTTATATGGAGCAACAACAGCAACACATACTCATGTTGCAGCAACACATCCATCTAATTCTACTTATGCGCCTGTATTTGGATTGAAAGAATATAGGACACCGCTTACAGGTTCGGCTAAGAACATAAAACTAGCATTAGATATAGAGAGTAACGGATTTGATGCCTCTCTACAAAATTTAACAATTTTACACAAACAAGGGAAAATAAGATAATGGCAGATTATACATTAGCAGTTTCTTGGTCTGGAAAGGATGCACTAGCAGATTCAGATGCAAACAAAGTAATATCTGGAGATGACTTTCATACGGAATTTACTACAGTACAGACAGCAATTAACTCAAAAGCGGACATAGCTTCAGAAACCTTTACAGGTACTCCACTAGCACCAACAGCAGCAGAAGGAACTAACTCAACACAGATTGCTACTACAGCCTTTGTGAGAACAGAGATACTTGGTAGGGTTTATCCTGTAGGTTCAATATTCACCACAGTAACAGCTTATGCTGATTCAGCAGCAGTAGTTGCAGTAATAGGTGGAACGACTTGGGTAGCCTTTGGAGCAGGTAAGGTACTGGTAGGTGTAGATACTGGTGATTCGGATTTCAATACTATAGAGGAAACAGGTGGTTCTAAGACTGATTCACATACATTAACAATCGCTGAAATGCCAGCTCACACTCACACTTATGGTAAATCAACCACATCTGAGAATATGAGTATTCACGATATTAGCGGACTTAGGGGTGCTGCTACTACAGATACAAGTTCAACAGGTGGTGGTGGAGCACATACACACGACATCGTACAACCATACATAACAGTATATTTTTGGAAACGCACAGCATAATAATTAGGAGATAGAGATATGCCACACATAGTAGGACACAGAGGACAATCAGGACTAAAATGGATTTCCCAAGATCAAGGAGAGGGTGATGCGAAATTCGTGCCACCAAGGCCAGGGTACACAGGTTTAGGTACAGCAGCTCTTGGATTGGGTCAAAGTATGTATGCTGATAAATTAGCAGGTCAGAATGTAGCTGCCAACCAACAAATGTGGAAGGATCAGATAGCTGCTGCTCAAGGTGGAAATATAACAGGTGGCGATGTAGAATCATATTTTGATCCAGTTACAAAAACTTACAAACAAAAATTTAGCGATAGACGAGAAGGAATGCTGACTGGTATTTACAATCAAGTTGAAGGTTATAACAATCAATTAGGAAGCATGAACCCTTATGAATATGCTGACTATATGTATGAACAGGCTTCAGGTGCTAGAAATTTAGCACAAGATAGAGAAAAAGCACAAATTTTAGAAATGATGAAAGCAAGAGGCATAGACTATTCTACAGTTGGTAATAACCTATTTGGTTCTACAGTTCAAGGTCAAAATTTTGCTAATACTGCGGAAAGAGCAGGTTATATAGCACAAGGTCAAGACATGAGAAATGCTATTGTAGCTAATCAAAATGCTGCAATTGCTAATATCTATGGGCAAGATGCAGTAAACAGTCAGCAAATACAAAATGCTATAAATATGGGTGTTAATGTTGCACCACCAGAATCTTTATCAACTGCTTATACAAATCAAATGGACACCAAAGCCAAAAAAGGTAGCTCTTTAGGTAATATACTAGGGATAGCAGGAAACGCATTATTTCCTGGTCTTAGTGGCTTATTTAGTTAGGAGAATAGAATGACTGATGCAGAATATCAAAAATTACTTGCAGATGAAAGAACAAGAGTAGCAACAGCAGCAGCAGGACTACCCAAAGGAAGTGGAACTGTATATTTAGCTGCTGAAGGCGGTGAGCGTATGGCTCAAGGTGTTCGCAGTATGTTAGGCATAGAAAACCCTGCAATCACAGCACACAAAGAAAAAGAAGCCAAACAATTAAAACTTAATAACTTATTAATGAAATATAAAACTATGACTACTCGTGAAGATTATCAAAATGCTATAAATGAATTGTTTGCAAATGGCTTTCCTGAACACGCAGCAAAAGTATCAGAAATGATGGGTAATCTTCCTGATGAAAAAGGAGAAGATACATTAACTACAAAAGAATCAACTATGGAAATGGCAGCACAATTTCATCAATGTGCTATAGATGCTGGTGGTTGGCAAAAAGCTGACCAAGAATGTAAAGCTGCGGTTAAAAAGACATTCGTTGAAATGCAAAGAGGAACTTGGGAAGAAGCAGGAATGATTGCAGGTGCTAAAGAAGAAGCAAAAGCAATACAAGCTACACAAACCAATATTTATTTAGATTCAGATGCTTCAAGGGATTCTATGGCATCTATACAGCAATCTATAGATTTGTTGCCAGGTCTTTATTCTGGTACAGCAGGTGAAGGGATTTCAAATTTCAAGACCTTACTTGTATCTCTTGGAATTATAGATGAGAGTCGCAGTATAGAAGAAGCCCAGTTTCTTCGTAATTCTATGCAGTCTGTTACTGATTGGATTGCTTTGACAAAAGGTTCTATATCAGATAAGGAAATGGATGCCTTTGTTGCAGCCTCTCCTGGTCTACAAAAGACTAGAGCTGGTAACTTGCTAATACTAGAAACTATGAAAGCAGCAGCAGATTACCATATTCGACTAGAAACAGAATGGAATAATTGGAAGGATAAAGCCGATAAAACAGCTAAAGCATCTGGAATACCAGTATCACAGGTTGAGTGGAGGATTCATCTGGAGCGATGGTATAGAACTAATAAAGTTAAGTTGCCTACAGTAGCACAAATTAAAGAGGCTTTAAAGCCAGATTCAGAGGCTGAAGAAACAACAAGCACATACGAAGTATCAATAGATTAACAGGAGCATAAATGGCTGATACGAACAACTATAGTTTCAAACATCCAATATCAGGTTATACACTTACTTTTAAGGATAGAGTTGAACAACCTTCAGATGCGGAGGTTGATGCAGCTTTTGCTAAAGAGTTTACTGGTGATATAACTTTTGATACCCTGTCAAAGAATAGTATTTACACTAATGACTTACAACAACATTATGATGATTTTGAATCCACACCTGAAGATTTAGTTGAAAAAGAATTTGAGTATTGGAACGCTGTAGAGTATAACCTGACAATAGGTGGAAATGAAGCTCTTAAATTAATGCGTGATATGCCAATAGAAGAAAGACAAAGAATCTGGCGTAGGTTTGATGCATACGATAGAACTAAAGCAACTGGTGAAGGATCAAGAAGTGGTTGGGAACAATTTAAAGGTGTTGGT